CGAAAGGATACTACTATGAATCAATATGTATTTATTTTAAATGACAAAGGGGAGCGTATTACATCCCTGTGTGATAACACATTGAGCCGTGAAGCTATTATGGCGCAAGCTGAACACGATTACCCAAATGCACAACATGTGTATTCCGAAAACGGGGATGCAATGCTTGATGAATTCATGGCCGGTAAAGCGTATGTAAACGGAAAATTCGTTGCGCCTGATCCATACGTTCCGACAAAAGAAGATAGAATTAACGCTATCAAGTCGGAATATGAGCCTCGTTTTAAATCCTTAGAAGAAGCACAACGTAGATTGTTATTAATGGGTAAACCTACCTCTGCCATTAGCGCACAATATATCAAGTTAAATACCGAAATGGTAACTCGTATTAAGGAGGTGCAGTAATATGCCTAAATTTATTGGAGAAAGCAAAGTACCAGTTATGGAATTCTGTGAGTATTGTTGGGAAGTGCTAAATGATGATGGAACTTGCCCTACAGAGGGGTGTATTCATAATGATCTAAATTTAGAAAAGGATGATGCAGATGTTACCAGTCAAGCATAATCTAACGTCTGTTAAAGGTGAATATATAACGCTAGTCATTGGTTATAGTAACTTATTAGAGGCTAGCGATTTATTCGCTTGCGTGCGAAAGTATGCGTGGGATGAAAAATATATCACTAAATTCGACATTCAAACTACAACTGACGGTCTAGCAGATGGTGAGCGTTGTAAGATAACACTAACACTAGATACAAATGATCTTGCGTGTGGTAATTATCAGTATGATTTATTTGTATGGGCCGGCAGTAAACCTGTTAAGTGTTTGATTAGCGGTCAAATTAGTATTGTAGATGGCATTAGTAATAGAGGTAAATAACATGAGCGAAATTAACATTTATATCAATAATGAAGATAAAGTAAGCGTAAAAGATGATACACAAATTATCAAAATGAAAGGAGATAGAGGGCAAGCACTACGTTATGAAGATTTAACAGAAGCACAAAAAGCAGAACTCAAAGGCCCTAAAGGTGATAAAGGCGAAGATGGTAAAAGTGCAACCGTAGAAACTGCATACCATACTTTGTTAAGTGGTAATGTGTGGTGCAAAGATAGCACTATTGATAATGTGTTAGTATCTATGATTGGTAATCTAAACAAGCCTTTTCCTAGAACCGAATTTATTCCGTTGTCTGCTGATGCAGTAACGCACGGTCAAACAGTTGTTAGTGTAACTGGTGAACCACATTATAGCGTTAAGGTATTAGGAAACGATGTTGATGTATTCCCTATTACTGAAAGCGGTAATGGTAGTGTAACAATTCAACCACTAGGAGAAGATGATGTGAAATTGTCATATCATAATTATTTGGGTGATAAAGTTGGTGAAGTAACAATTAAAGGTCAACCTTCTGTGCACGAAGTAGCACCAGATGATACATATGAAAATAATGGGTTGAAATACTCCTTGTATGGCAGAAATTTAGAAATCAATGTTTCTGGTAGTACGTATCCGCTAGATAGATATGATGCAGATGCAGCCAAAGGGTTACAGTTATTTGGTAAATGGGGTAGTGATGCAATTGAAACAATTACATTAAAATCAAAAACACCAGCTGCAATCATGTTCACACAAAGCAGTATTAACGGATATAATAACCAACCTATTTATGTTGAAAATCCAGAAAGTATTAAAATTAAAAATTTAGATAGAGGAACAACATTGAACATCGGTACGAAAGTACAGGGAGTGAAGTTGAACACCTTTGATAATACCGATATTACATGGAACAACATTGAACATCGGTACGAAAGTACAGGGATTGCTGTATTAGATCAATTATAAAGAAAGGTGGTTGTTAGATGTGGACGTGGCAATTCCAGTTAGATGATATTCTAACAACATTATCAATAGTAGGGTTAATAGGCGGTGCGAGTTACCGCCTTTTAATTTTACCGATATTGACTAAAAACGAGGAACGAATGAGTAGACTTAATGATACACTTTTAGAACTAAAAGAAGAAATTAAGTTATCAAGGGAACAACGCACAAGGGAATATGCAGAACACGTTAAATTGGTAACACGTGTTGATGGCATAGAAAATAGAGTTGATGAATTAAGAGGTGATTTACATGAATATAACAACAAAATTCGTCAATTTAGTTAAAAAATCTTATAAATCTGTGAGGGTGGCTAACATCCACCCAACAGGTGTTTTAGCTACAAGGGTACTAGTACTAATCATGCTAGTACCTATTTTGCTAGTAGTGGTTGAGTACATAATGGCTTTTATTAGCGGTTATGTATCTGATGATGCCAATAAGATAATTAGTGTTGGTATTAATATCATAGATCACATCTTTATTCCATCTGTTCTAACTGCACTTGTAGGCTTCCTTGCATTGTGGATAGATAAAGATGGTAATGGCGTTCCAGATAAGTTAGAAGAACCACCAAATATACCTATGATTGAAAGGGGCAATGTGGATGATAAACATTAGTTTGAACGAATTAAATGCTTACTGCAGCCGTGCAGTAGGTGAAATTGATAAGATATATCTACATTGGACGGCTGGAAGATATAACCAACAATTTTATGATTACCATATCAATATTGATGGTGATGGCAATATTTACATTGACGGCGAACTAACAGACCATAAGAACCATACATGGATGCGTAATAGTGGTGCGATTGGTATCTCTTTAGATTGTGCCTATAATGCACAATGGGTAAATAACTTAGGCGATTATCCACCAACAGATGCACAGATTGAAACACTAGCACAAGTGGTAGCAGTATTGTGCGTTGATTTAGGACTACCAGCTAGCATTAGCAATGTATTAACTCATGCAGAGGCAGCCGATAACATGGACGGCTGGTATGCTCACGAACCATATGGCCCTAACTCTACTTGCGAACGTTGGGATTTGTGGGTAGTCCGTGAGGGTGATGAAGCTGGTAGTGGTGGCGATGTAATTCGTATGAAAGCTAAATATTATGCTCAACAATGGGGAAGTAATATATAGGGGGTATATATGTATGTTAAAGTTAAACAATTTACTGAAAAGTATCCTTGGAGCGTGCCTGTTATTATTATCTTGGTGTGCTTATCCTGTGTATGGTTCTACACCAACAGAAGCAGTAACATTGACACCACAGGAATACGTAACGCTGAAAACGAACTTCGACACGCTAGAGAGTACAATCAACAAGCAGTTGACTACAATCAACGAGTTAGAAATGCAATTGAAAGTAGCCAAACTCTCAACGAACGAACAGAAACAAGAATTAATAGAAGCGTTGAACTTAATCAACGAACAGAAAACGCAATTGATAGAAGCACGGAACTTACTACAGAAGCAAGAACAGATGCTGAACGAGCAAAAGTTATCATTGGCGAAAGCCGAAATATACTTGAACGAGCAAAAGAAAGAAATACACAAAGCCAAGATGGAGCAACGCAAAAGTAAGTTTTTGAATATCATTTTAGGCGGTACTGTTATTTATCTTGCGACTAAGAACTGAGGAAGTGATCCATACATCTCCATAGCGTGTAATGGTGGATACACGCAACTATCAACTATTAGTTGTCAGTTGAGCAGCATAAATAAAAGCCTACTAGCTTAGAATAATATCTAGGTTAGTAGGCTTTATTTTTTTAGAATGGTATAATTAAACGTAGCGGATATCTTGATTGTGTGATGTAAAAATGGTTCGTACAGCGTGTCATATGCACCACCATATCGCATGAGTGCGAACAAGTAATGGCCTGTTCCTTAAATTGGGGCAGGTCATTACTATAATTGAATATAATTTCAACCCTATCATCAAATATGGTAGCTTGCTTTATGAAAGTATCGATAATGCTTGCTCTGCCTCGTTTTGTGGTAGGGTTTTCTTTTGCCATTTTGTGTAGAAAGAACTCAATATGTTCTGCAGTTAATTGGATTTGATTACTTGCCATTTCATGGTTCGCACGACGTGTCATGTGGTCTTGTAATTCCGCTTCTGTTTTCTCTATTTGGTTATGTAACGTATCAGATATGAACCCTTTGGCAATTGCTTTCATGTAATTATCTAATTCGGATTGTAATTGTTTGATACGATCATTAATCGATTGTAATTCTAATTCGCTTGTACTCATCATATCTTTATTGGCTTTGATAGCCATTTTTGCTAATTCCTCAATGGTATTAGGTTGATTGAGTATCTCAAGTGTTTTATTTATGACAATATCCTCAACAATTTCACGTTTTAGGTTTGGTGCATCGCAAGTGTGATGTTTTCGTCTATTGTTACACACATAATAGTAATGCTTTTCGCCACTCCTAGAAGTTGCCGTAGAGCCCACGTAATGAGCGTTACACTTTCCGCAATATAATTTACCGCACAAATTGTAAAACTCGCTCCTAGATGCCTTTAATTTAATTCTACGGCTATTTGCTGATTGCACTTTATCAAATATTTCTTTTGAAATAATAGAAGGAATAGCACCTTCTACTATAATGTCATTCCACTTCATGATGCCGATGTATTTCTCATTGCTTAGAATTCGTCTAATTACCGCATATGAGAACTTTCCGCCTTTCTTGGATAAATACCCTTTGGAGTTCAGAAACGAGCATATAGAGGGTATAGAGTGCCCTTTTAGGTACATATCAAAGATACGTTCTACTATTTTTGCCTCACGCTTGTTTATGATGAGTGAATTGTCTTTTGTTTTATCATATCCTAGCGGTGTAGGTGTGCCGTTCATCTTACCTTTTAATGCATTATCAGTCATGCCACGTCTAACCTTTTGAGCCAATTCCGCACTATAATATTCCGCCATGCCTTCTAATACAGACTCAAGGATAATACCAGCTGGGTCGCTACTAATATTTTCCTTTGCACTTATCACTTTAACACCATTACGTTTTAGAATGGATTTGTAAACTGCACTATCCTCACGGCTACGACTAAATCTGTCTAATTGGTATACAATAACATATTCAAAGTTGTGTTTCTTTGCATCGTCAATCATTTGACGGAACTCTGGGCGGTGGTCTGTACGTGCTGATAATGCTTTATCGGTGTATATATGGGTGATAATGATACCCTCACGCTCAGCATATGCTTTACATTCTCTTATTTGCCCTTCGATTGATTCATCACGTTGTTTATCTGACGAGTAACGTGCATATATAACTCCTTTTGACAATTCCATAGTTAATCCTTTCTATGAATAAAGCCACCTGTGTAGGTGGCTCTTTTTTATTTACATCGTTCTAAAACGTTCGTTTTCTTCCATTCTTCTTTTTAACGCATCTTGTGTGCCTTTATCAGTCTTATGTAAATCGTCCATTTCTTCCTGTGTCATAGAGATTGTAGCGTTTAGAAAATCCTGTTCGTCCATCAATTCAGACGTACCATCGTCATAATGCACTAACACTTTTGTTCCGTCTAATGCTTTAAACTCTTCATGAGAGACAATGTCTTTTGCCATTGCGGTAGTAGATAGTGCCAATAATGCAGTTAATAATACTAAAGTCTTTTTCATTTCCTTATCTCCCTTACTTGAAATGATGGTAGAAGTTAATATC